GGCCAAGTTGCTTGCGGTAGGCATCCCACCAGCGTGAAAGAAGCTGGTAACGTCCGGCGGCTGTTGATTTGAGTTTGGGGTTTAGCGTGACAAGTTTGCGAGGGTGATCGGAGTAATCAGTGAACAGTTCGCCACCAACAATAACATCATAACCGTGGTTACGTGTCGGTTGTCGCCCGTTATCCGTTCCTTCTGACCATGCCACCATATCCAGGAAAGCTTTACGCTGGGAATTTAGTGCCTGCATAAATTACTCCTTCGAGCTACCAAATTTGTTACCGATTACTCGCATTGCAGCCCCACGAATAGCATCGACACCGATCAGCCCCACGCCACCACCAATGGCAACAGAAAGCGATTTAGGCCATCCGACATACTCAAGAGCGGATGCAAAGGTCAGCGTCAGAGCGCCACATAGCAAAATCTCGAGCGTTTTTCGCTTCCAGCCACCACCACCGCCAAAATAGGCGATGCGCAAACCAGCCATAACGATCGACATAATCACTGCACCCAGCGGTGTGTCTCCACGCCACCAGCTCTGAAACAACTCCAGCCAGTCCGGCCAGGTATTTGGGTTATGAGGCATTTCGTCATCTCTCACCTCGCGATATTTGCGGGTGCTGTGTTGGAAATAAAAAGGCCACGCAACGTGGCCACCAGAATTATTTCCCCACCAGTTCACTTACCTCTTTCACCGTCTGATTAAACCGCTCTGACTCAAGTTCAACACCTAACGCCCGACGCCCCAGCGCCATTGCTGCTTTTATTGTGGAACCGGATCCCATAAAGAAATCAGCAACCAGATCACCAGGTCGACTACTGGCATTGATTATTTGCCGGAGCATATCTGCCGGTTTCTCACACGGATGTTTACCCGGGTAGAACTGAACGGGCTTATGCGTCCAGACATCGGTATAAGGCACGGAGACTGATACGGAGAAATAGCGCCGGAGAGATTTAAACTCATCCAGCAATTCAGAATATTTGCGATTCAGTGAATCATAAGATGCCACCAGCTGGTGGTGTGGTTGTTCCAGTTGTTGTTCCTGAAACTTCTCTGCCGCTATACGGGAAAACAGTGCCTGTAACTTCCGATAGTCAGCCTCATTCGGCAACTGCCACTGACTGGCACCAAACCAGTGGGAAACCATATTTTTCTTACCTGTGGCTTCGGCAATTTGTTTTGCCGTTATACCCAGTTCGGCACGAGCATCCCTGAAATACGATATCAGCGGTGCCATTATGTGCTGTTTGAGTTCCCTTTCTTTTGCCGCATAGCCGTCACTTTTGCCGCGATATGGCCCCTGGTAATGTTCAGCAAACAGAACGCGCTCTGTGGCAGGAAAATATGCGCGCAGACTTTCTTTATTACACCCATTCCAACGTCCGGACGGCTTCGCCCAGATGATATGGTTAAGCACGTTGAAACGTTCACGCATCATGATCTCAATATCAGATGCCAGGCGATGCCCACAGAACAGGTAAAGGCTTCCGGCAGGTTTCAACACCCGCCAGAACTGGGCCAGACAGTGGTCCAGCCACTTAAGGTAATCTTCGTCCCCTTTCCACTGATTGTCCCAACCGTTAGGTTTCACCTTGAAGTAAGGCGGATCGGTAACAATCAGGTCAATGGAATCATCAGGCAGGGACTGAATAAAATGCAGGCAATCAGCGTTGATTAAATCAACACTGTTTATTTTTACAGTATTTTTCATGGATCAGTAAGCGTAACTCTGGTAGGCTCACTCTGCTTTTGCGCTAAAGCAGTGGGCCGTGGTTCGCTTGTGACCAGTAAGCATGAGCGAATGGCTGGCAGGTGCTACCAACACCCACCAGCCGCCCATTTTCACAGCAGGAAACCGCCATTACTGGCAGCGTCTGAATTTATTCCCGTACCCGCCGTTATCCTTCGCCAGACCCGCCAGAACTAACTGAGTCAGTATTAACTGGCACCGGGCTTCGCTTACTCCGGTAGTTCTCGTCATCATGCGTGGCGTTACCCACTTGTCAGCAGGTAAGAAATGAAGGACTGCGGCGGCGGTTTCTGTCATACCTTGCTGTTTTAGCATGTCTTTTTCCCTTCTGGTTAACATGACATACCAATAACTCTTGTCTAAAAATCCAGCAAGATAAAAAGTCAGTATTCACGACCACCAGCGTGTTTACTGTACTGCACCAAGTTTACAGGTACAAAAAACCCGCTCAGTGGCGGGTTCTTAAATCTTATCAACGGTAGACATACAAAGCCCATCGTTGGGAAAATCTTATCCATATTTTTTGAAAAATGCAAGCATCATGTCGCCATCTTCGTCGAAAATCATTTATCTTGTCACTTTTCTCAATTGTGTCTCTGCATATGCTTCTTCCTGCCAGCACTTTGTAACCAGTTTATCAATGACATCTGCATATCCTTTGTACCACTGATAATCCGTCAGATCCGGTACCAGCTTCTGGACATGATGCCGCGCCAGTGTGGTTGGTAAACGGCTAAACCGGTTTCCATTGCAACGCCCACAAATCTTATAAACAGGCGTGCCATGAAGCCGGGTCCTTTTTTCATCCAGGACAATACCTTTACCCTTACACCCTCTGCACGCTGTGCTGACTTCTCCCTTACCATGACAATGCTGACATAGTTCCTTCACCCACTCTTCCTTGATAACAGATTCCCCGCTTCTGGAGTGTTTCACCACTTCGCGCAATACATTATGAAATCCAGTACCAGCACAATGCTCACAGCGAGCCTTACTTGCCGCAGACCTGGAATAATCAGCAAAGGCAAAATTCACAAGGTAAGGGATGATCTGTAACCGGGTTTCTTCACTCAATTTGTTCAATGTCGGGTTATCCAGTGCCATCGCGTAATTGAGCAGACCTTCAATCGCAAATTGAGGATCCTGAACACCAACTTTTGCCAGGAATAAGGCAAATCCAAGCGGTGCTTTCGACTGCACCATCCCCTGCGCAGCCATCACATCCGTAATCGTTAAACCACCCGAGCCTGTCGCCGGTGCGTCATCGCTCAGTTTTGGAGATTTTGGGGAGTAATATTTTGGTAAGGCTTCAAGGTTCATGCTCGTTCTCCACTTACGCCAGTACGCCTATTGCCAGCGCACGATCGATAAAACGAAATATCAGCTCCAGCTGGGAGCCATACTTCTCTTCAAATGCCACGGTATCCGCATGCAGCTCGTCGTGATGCTTTCTGCACAAAGGCAACACAAAGAGGTCATGCGCTTTTGTACCCATTCCCCCCTGACCGTGGCCTATCAGGTGGTGAGGATCATCAGCAGGCTTTCCACAACATGCGCACGGCTGTGTCTTAACCCAGCGCGTGTACTTTTCATTAACCCAGCGGCGACGTTTTGGGCGTAACATAAAAGACTCCGGCGACTCCGGATCCACTTTCAGCGCCAGCACCTTTTTCGCCTTATCCTGGATGATGCTGGTGGCAGGAACCGAAGGCACAAGGTCACTTTCCCGGGTGACAGACGGCACAACAGGATTCGGTAATCTCAGTGCCTTACGGGCTGCGCTTTCCGGTAAGGCATCCGCCAGATCATTACGAACCAGCCACCAGCACAGTTCCGGCATTGTCACAACGTGACTGTCATCAAAACCGAGATCCCGACGCACAACAGACAACACCCAGCGGGCACAGTTATCCGTTGCCATTGATTCCAGCCGTTCCGTGAACTGATCGCGCAGCTGGTTATCGCAGTGCCAGCACAGACGGATTGCGCCCGGAGCGTGTCGCATTGTGGTCATGTTCTCGCTGTGCCAGTCGGAATGAGGCCACTGGCAGCCTTTTTCACGAAGTAACCAGCTTTCAAGACATTCCACGCCACCAGCACGACGGATCACTGCCTCATTGCGGAACACGGCCCGAACGGCAGGATCATCCGCCAGCGGTTGTGATGCCGCCGGAACGGCACCACTGGCGAAAGATGAATAACGTTCTGGCTCAGGCTCCAGCAGGACACGCCCCTGCATAAACAGGGGCATCAGCTCTGAACCTGGCCTGAACAATACGATCCCCATACGCGGGGCAATTTCAGGGGTCAGTAGTGCTCTCACGGTCACCTCAATGAACGGTATCGAGCAGCTTTAACAGCTCAGGGAATCGGGATTCGAAGAAATGCGGCTGCGTCTCGCGCGGATTTGCGGGACTGGTGATGTTCTTGCCGAACATGCAGCCTTTCGCTGTCAGCGACCAGAATTTTTTGATGTTGTTAATCGCGGTACGGCTGTATCGTTCGCGCTGCTCGACGATCCCCAGCTTCACCATCTGGTGATATGCCTGATTAGCTGTCAGGCGGATACCATACTGCTTCAGCAGTGCACTCAGTGACAGCGTGGGGCGGCTTGAGCCATCAGGCGCGTCAGCAGGAGCATCAATGGCATAGCGCGGTGCCAGATTCGGTAAGCCAACAGCCTCCTGGAGTTTCTGACAGGCACCAAGCACTGAAGAGTTAGACAGGTTTAATTCCCGGCGCATAAAGTCCAGCAGAATCACACCAGCCTGCATCTTGTCAGCAGCCTGTCCGGATAATTTTTCCGGTGCGCTGGTTACCATATCGAAAGTACGGATCACCTTCAGATGGAATGACGGGCTGATCCACATTGCATAGGCATACACCAGTTCTTTGCAGACATACGTCCCCTGGTTATTTCCGCCACGAATAACGTTAACTGGCTCTATATTGACCGAGTTGCAAATCTGCAACTCGCTTATTAAACGTTCAGTTTGCTCATTGCGGAGCCAGAATGCAGGCTTATGCTTATCCAGAGAACCGGCAGCCCTGTGCAGATCGTTCAGGCTGTAACGACCATAAGCATCACGACGAACTTCAATACCATCAATGACCATCAGATTATTCATACTTCGTTTCTCCTCTTAATCAGGCGGCTGCACCCGCCGGTTTCTCGTACTTACTGATAGTGATCTCGACCTTCCCTTCCGGGATAACCGGTCCCCACTCCACCAGCATTCTTTTCACCTGACTGTCGTCTTCCCACACACCCGCGTGGGTCAGGGCGTCAAACAGCGCCTTGTTATAGTTGTCCAGATCGCGGATCCGGTTATCCGGAGGAAACAACACGATCTCCACTGAAGCAGGTGCCGACGTTGGTTTCGGCAGACGACGTAACTGCTCAACTATTGCTGCACACGCCGCGCTCTGGAATTTGCGCCCCGCCGCGCTTATCAGGCTCTTACCTGCAAACGCCCCTTTGTTGGGGTGTCGCCAGTACGAGTTCACGCTGGGCGGGAAAGGCAGGATCAGCGTCATACTTTCAGGCCCCTCTCATGTAACCAGTGGGCTGCACGCAGCCTGCCGTTTTCCTCACCGGCAAGCAGTGCGCGGATAATCCCGACCGCCTCGCTGTCGTCGTCCTTCACCGCGGTATGAAGCGTTATCCCCCGGGCCACGCCACGCTTTATCGTGATGACGCCTTTTTTCTCCAGTGCGCGAAGATGCTCTACCGCTGCATTCACTGAACGATATCCCAGCATGGTTGCCACCTCCTGATTGGTTGGCGGGAAGCCACGTTCTTTCTGGTAAGAAATCAGCATATCCAGCACCTGCTGCTGGCATTGAGTTAACGTAGTCATTAAGCCCCCACGTAATTCCCTGACAGATACCACTCTTCACCCGATGCAGCGCGCTTGCTGCTTTTCCGTAAGCACCGCTCACGACGTGCCAGAAAATTGTTTCGTTCTGGCTGGGAGTGGCTTTCACGGAATGCCTCCATCCACACCGTTGCAGCACGACGGTATAAGCCCCTCGACTCCAGTTCTTCAGCCTGGCGGGTCAGGCACAAAATCACCCGGGGGGCGTTAGTGCCGACATAGAACTTGCGCACAGGTCTGGTTTCACAAACTGGTTGTGGTTCCGGCTCCTGCGCTCTCTCAGTCAGGCGCGGGAAATGTCTGCGTGTATATCCTTCACAACGGTGAGCCACACGCCCACTCTGACGTAACTTGCTTGCTGACTGCAGAACGCGCTGCCGTGAGTAACCTGCAAAAGCATCCGCAATGTCTCCGGAAGTACACCCCGGATGGGCTTCAATGAATTTCTGAACTTCATTCAAAAGACTCATGATCACCCCCTGAATCCTGCCGGGATCTGGCTGTAGTCCACGTTGTCGTAACTGGATTTGAAGTACGGATCTTCACGTTTTTCTGTGTATGTGCTGACGGACGGCGATAAGCGCAGGGAAAGCTCATCCCATTTTTCCCGCAGCTTCGACGGGCTGAGCACGTTACGGCACCAGAACGGATCGCGGCTGACGCGGCTGTACATCTCGCAGATTTGTTTGTGAGTACGACCATCCTGCACACACATCAGGCGAATTTCGTTTGCCCAGGCTGTCCAGTTCGGTTCTTTGGGACGAACCACCTCGCCGTCACATTCGGCAGCCTGCTCGTACAGGGCGATGATTTTTTTCCAGAGCCACTGTGCGCAGGTCAAATCATCCTGCGTCCCCCACTGGCGTTTTTTAGGGCTGAATACAACCGCATCAGGATGGCGAGTTAAAAAATCCTGTTCAGCCGTCTGCGTGTCCGGTTGCGAAGCGTCCGGACGAGAAGGTTTTTTATCTGACGGATCATGTTTTGATTTTACTGACGGATCCCCGCCAGATTCTGACGGGTGAAAACCCGCTTTTTTGCCAGATTTCGACGCATCAAATTTTGACGGGTCAGATTTTGATGCGTCAGATTTTGACTGGTCAGAATCTGACAGTTGAGAAAATGCCGCTGCCTGAAGCTTCGCAACGTTAAGCTGATAAACATTCGACGCATTGCGGTTACCCTGGCGACGCGCCTTACGCGTTAACCAGCCTTCTGCTTCCAGCCGTGCGATAGCCGTTCTGACGGTACTCATCCCCGCGCCAATCTGGCGGGCAATGGTTTCAATTGATGGCCAGCACACACCTTCGTCATTACTGAAATCAGCCAGGCGGGCCATAATTGCCACGCTGGATAATTTCATGCCTGACGCTGCGCAACCATCCCATACATAGCCGGTTAATTTAGTGCTCATGACCGACCTCTATTTCCCTGAATTTACGACGAAACTGTTCGAGCGGGCTGAAGCACTCATACTCATAGCCTTCGCGGAGGTAGATAACCCGTTGTGTTTCCGGTTCCCAACGAATGACTCTGACGGGCACTCCGTAGTGATCTTTGAACCAGCGGTTAACTTGTCGCAAAGGACTGTCTCCTTTTGCCGGTTGAAATCACCCACAGCCCACTCTGCAAAGCTGTGGGTTACAATTACCCTGTCACCTGGTACATTTACTGCATAGCAATACTCCACCTTCGCTTTTCCACCCGGTACAGGAAGCGCAATCAGTTGCGAGCGACGGTAGTGTGTTGTTAAACTGTTCATGCGTTAGTTTCTCCACAGTCACGACACGCCACGGCGCCCGGAGCTGCACACTCGCGGGCGTCACTACTTTCTGAAACGCAAAAGATTTTGTAGACCAGTGCTGCATGCTCCTGCAGCTTCGAAATTGAGAGGTACAGCTCATCGTTAATTGCTGTCTTCTCATGCGGTTCCACTACACCGTCTTCAATTGCTGAACGAATCTGTTTTGAATAACTGCCGATCTGTTCAATGACCTCCAGCAGGCGTTGGTTGATATCGGCGTTGTCCACATCCTCGATGTCAGGAAGAGACACAAATACGCCATTTGCAGACTGCGCCACAGCATCAGCAATGAAGTGAGTGCCACCAGCACGCTGTAAAACCATTGCCCATCCCAGCGGGAAAATCTGATCGCCATCTGCACGAAGGCGGTTGAATAAAGCGTTTTCTGTTACATCGAGCCAATCAGCCGCTTCAGCGTAACCACCCGGCAACGCCGCGATAGTTTTTCTGACAGCTTTCACGTACCACTCAGGCTGTTTTTCTATTTTCCAGTGATGCTTACCCACGGTTCACCTCCTGTTCCTGTGGTTTAAACCCATTCTGGTTTTGGCTAGATTGAAAACGTGCCGGATAAAGAATCTGCATTTCGCTGATTTCACCCTTAAAAAAATTGGCTAAACGTTCTGCAAGCTCGATAGATGGAATCTGCTCCAGCCTCTCAATACGACTCAACGTCGCTGGATTGACTTGAACACCCGCAGCAACATGCTGCAAAGTGAAACCATGCGCCTTACGCACATTTCGTAATGGTGATTGCATATATCCTCCAAATATTGCGCGTTATGCATGTTATTTCACGCAAGTATTTTGCGCAAGTTGATTTGCTTATCACGCAATAAAGAAATGTAATAAACGCATGAACATAGGAAAACGAGTCAGACAACTTCGCCAAGCGAAGAACATGAAAATCGCCGATCTCGCTGAAGCAATAGGAGTAGATGCGGCGAACATCTCGCGCTTAGAAACGGGTAAGCAGAAACAATTTACCGAACAAACACTGAGTAATATTGCCAAGAGCTTAGGTGTTGATATTGCTGATCTCTTTACCTCTGCCCTCAAAAGTAATACTGTATATAAAAACAGTAATGATGAGGATGTTGCGCAGGTGAAGGATGTGTTCCGTATTGAAATGTTGGATATCAGTGCCAGTGCGGGAAATGGCCTTATCCAGGGCGGTGATGTCATTGATGTGATTCATGCCATCGAATACAGAACTGATAATGCTGTATCAATGTTCGGCGGACGACCAGCCAATCACATCAAAGTTATCAACGTTCGTGGGGACAGTATGTGTCCAACCATTGAGCCAGGAGATCTCATCTTCGTTGATGTCAGCATCAATCAGTTTGATGGTGATGGTATATATGTCTTTGGTTTTGATGACAAAATATACGTTAAAAGACTTCAAATGATTCCTGACAAACTGCTGGTGATTTCTGATAACCAGATTTACCGTGAATGGGGAATTACTAGCGAAAACGAACACCGATTCATGGTCTTTGGAAAGGTCTTAATCAGTCAGTCGCAAACCCTTAAGAGACATAATTAACTTCAATATCCCATCCATCGGCCACCGAAAGGTGGCTTTTTATCACCCATAATTTTGCACATCTCGCAAAATATTACTTGCGTATATCGCATTTTAATTTTATCTTTTGTTCCAGACCAACTACAGGATTACAACAAAATCTAGTTGCAACACGGTGCATGGTGCATGTGTCGTAAGCGGTCAGTAAATGTCAAAAACGAACAGTCAGGACGAACACGAAGTAGCCGCCGGTGGCGTATGAATGACCGGATGATTCGTTAAATACTATGTGTAAGAGAGCGCAAATGAACCGTTATTTCACATGCTCGTTTTGTGGCGCAAACGAGCTGCAGGCAAAAAAAATCATCGCCAAAGGCGGAAAAGATGAAGTTGCTATCTGCTCTGAGTGCGTAGTCTTGTGTGTCGGGGCATTAATCAATATCAGCACAACTATTCAGTTCACACCAAATGAGAATGCGCCTTTAGATGCGCGGAAATCTGGAGGTTAAAGAACAAAATGAAAGTCCAGATTTTAAACAATAACTGTGAAGTCGTTTGGGCGTAAAACATGACCGCGCGTAGACCAAGGGAGGAAAAAGTGGGAATAGTTAGAAATCAAGCAGATATATTGAAAATCAGCTCTGAATTGCTTGGAGTTTTGAAAAGTGAGCTCACCGCACATGGCATCGAGCCCACTGACGAAAATTTAAGTTGGGTTTTGTCGATTATTCAACAATCACTCAAGCCCAGCCTCAGCAAACTTTTTATCGAGTAGTGCTTCGAACTTATCGTAAAGCTTGCTTATGTCGTCTATCGGGTTTTCTGACGTACTGTAATTTTTATCTGATGTCATGGCAGCAGTCTGATATGCAGTGTGAGTCTTAACCGATAGTTGGAATAAATAAAGAATTTTTTCTTCTTTGGTCATAACTATTTCCTTCTTGGCTATATGAAAACACCAAGATACCACCGAGCCTGAAGTGGTGAAAAGACAGGCACATAACAGCTAAGTATTTTCAACCAGAGAGAATCCTTAGCGTTGTGGTGAATGCGCAGGCTGATGCGCGAAAGACATTGCAGCTATTGCGGAAAAGAGCTGTTCGGCGGGGCAATTAAACGCCCGTATCTGGAGGTTAAAGAACAAAATGAAAGTCCAGATTTTAAACAATAGTGGTGAAGTCGTTTGGTCATACGACATAGCCGCTCCTGTAGATCAGAGCGGCGATAGCTGGACCAATGGGAAACATCAGATTATGGCTGGAGTTGTATTCTCTTTACGCCGTGCTTTGGAACAGGCTGAAGTCTTTCCATCAGACCCTGAATGGAAATGGCCTTTTTCTATTTGTCCAAATTCGGAGAGTACATTTCAGAAAATTGGTCAGAAAGTCGCACTCGAAGAGCATCAGCCAACTGTTTCCTGATTTTTTCAGGTAACTCGTCGGCATCGCAGAAACAACAACGCTCGATCATGTTGAAAGCCGATTCGTAGAACTGTTTCTGCTGAGTGTCGCTGAGACAGGAAAAGAGCGACGTTACGATGATTTTATTAATTGCATTATCAAGTTCTTTTTCATCAAAAGTCATTTGATTTTCCTTTTATGTATACGGACTTAAAAGGATACCACCGAGCCTGAAGTGGTGAAAAGACAGGCACATAACAGCTAAGTATTTTCAACCAGAGAGAATCCTTAGCGTTGTGGTGAATGCGGCTCAGCGCACGCGGGTTAAGGTTGAGGCTGACAGTCGACCTTCTGTGGATACCCACCCGCCTGGTGTGCAACCTTCGCCAGGCACCGGGAGGCACCCGGCACCACAACTTTATGCTGTGTGTAGTCCTGGCGGTACCAGTTTGTACCATTGCTTCCGGCTGGTACCGTCCTTTTTACAAAACAGAGAAGAGCATCACCGGACGACGGGCTCATAACCCAATCCATCCGGGCGGCAGTCACCGCAGGTGTTCTTCTCTGTTTTGTGGAGAAACTAACCGACCTTGCAGGGTCGATATGATGAGGAGCAGCAAAATGGCTAGCGAACGCAGTACTGATGTGCAGGCATTTATCGGGGAGCTGGACGGCGGCGTATTTGAAACCAAAATCGGCGCAGTTCTCAGTGAAGTCGCTTCCGGTGTGATGAACACGAAAACCAAAGGTAAGGTCTCGCTCAACCTGGAAATCGAACCGTTTGATGAGAACCGAGTGAAAATCAAACACAAACTCTCATATGTTCGCCCGACTAACCGCGGGAAAATTTCCGAAGAAGACACCACCGAAACGCCGATGTATGTCAATCGCGGTGGTCGCCTGACTATTCTGCAGGAAGACCAGGGACAGTTACTGACTCTTGCCGGTGAACCTGACGGAAAACTCCGCGCAGCAGGTCGTTAATATCGTTTTTAATTAACTGATTATTTATCTCATCACTGAATATCTTTATATAGTGAGGACTTATTATGTCTCAGAACTTAGACGCAACCGCAATTAATCAAATCCATGCCCTTATTTCTGCTCAGGGTGTTAATGAAATTATCAGTAAGATTGGTGCCGATGCTGTGGCATTGCCTGAGAATTTCCGCATTCATGATCTGGAAAAATTTAATTTAAATCGCTTCCGTTTCCGTGGTGCGCTTTCCACTGCCAGCATCGATGACTTTACCCGTTATTCTAAAGATCTTGCAGATGAAGGCACCCGCTGCTTTATCGATGCTGATAATATGCGTGCCGTCAGTGTGCTTAACCTGGGTACTATTGATGAACCAGGTCACGCAGATAACACCGCCACACTCAAACTGAAAAAGACAGCACCGTTCTCTGCTCTGTTGTCTGTTAACGGCGAGCGTAACTCCCAGAAGTCACTAGCAGAATGGATTGAAGACTGGGCCGACTATCTTGTGGGCTTTGATGCTAATGGTGACGCTATTCAGGCAACAAAAGCGGCTGCGGCTGTCCGTAAAATCACGATTGAAGCAAACCAGACCGCTGATTTTGAAGATAATGACTTCAGCGGCAAACGCTCCCTGATGGAGTCTGTCGAAGCGAAGACCAAAGACATTATGCCAGTGGCATTTGAATTTAAATGCGTTCCGTCTGAAGGTCTGAAAGAACGTCCGTTTAAATTACGCCTCAGTATTATCACTGGCGATCGTCCTGTACTGGTTCTGCGCATTATTCAGCTGGAGGCGGTGCAGGAAGAAATGGCTAACGAATTTCGTGATCTGCTTGTTGAGAAATTCAAGGACAGCAAAGTAGAAACCTTTATTGGTACTTTCATCGCCTGATTTCATTACTGCAAATGCCCCTGCGGGGGCATTTATGGAAACGTAATTTACTCAATAATCGCCGGATGGTGAGGGATTCTTTTTACCAGAATTCAGCGCGGTGCAGCGCATATACGTGGAGAACAAAATGTCATTTATTAAAACTTTTTCCGGGAAGCATTTTTATTATGACAAGATAAATAAAGACGACATCGTGATTAACGATATCGCGGTTTCCCTTTCAAATATCTGTCGCTTTGCCGGTCATCTTTCGCACTTCTACAGCGTCGCCCAACATGCGGTTCTTTGCAGCCAGCTGGTGCCGCAGGAATTTGCTTTTGAAGCGTTAATGCATGATGCAACAGAAGCGTATTGCCAGGACATTCCCGCACCACTGAAACGCCTTCTTCCTGACTATAAACAAATGGAAGAAAAAATAGACGCCGTAATCCGTGAGAAATACGGGTTACCCCCGGTTATGAGTACGCCCGTGAAATATGCCGATCTCATCATGCTGGCAACCGAACGCCGCGATCTCGGGCTTGATGATGGCTCTTTCTGGCCTGTACTGGAAGGTATCCCGGCAACAGAGATGTTCAACGTGATTCCACTGGCACCGGGCCATGCCTACGGGATGTTTATGGAACGCTTTAACGAGTTATCGGAGTTACGCAAATGCGCATGAATGTTTTCGAAATGGAAGGGTTTCTTCGTGGGAGATGTGTACCGCGAGATCTGAAAGTAAATGAAACAGATGCTGAATACCTGGTGCGTAAATTCGATGCGCTTGAAGCTAAATGTGCAGCACAGGAAAACAAAGTAATACCAGTGTCAACTGAACTGCCACCAGCAAATGAAAGTGTTTTGTTATTCGATGCTAACGGAGAAGGCTGGCTAATTGGCTGGCGTTCTCTCTGGTACACCTGGGGACAAAAAGAAACCGGAGAATGGCAGTGGACATTTCAGGTCGGGGACCTTGAAAACGTCAATATCACTCACTGGGCTGTAATGCCAAAAGCACCGGAGGCTGGAGCATAATGACCACTTTTACCGACAAAGAACTGATTAAAGAAATTAAAGAGCGTATCAGCAGCCTTGACGTGCGAGACGATATTGAGCGCCGTGCTTATGAAATTGCTCTGGCATCGCTGGAAGAGGATCCGGTGGCATGGCTGCATTCAGACAATGGCTTAGGTATTCCGGCAATAACCAGAAGTAAAAACGTTGCTGACAGTTGGTTATCAAAGGGCTGGTATGTTCAGCCGCTATATATAGCTCAGCCGATGCCAATACAAGAACCGCCGCAGGAGGTAAAGTGATGAACAACTTAATGATCGACCTTGAGACGATGGGGAAAAATAAGGATGCGCCGATCGTTTCTATTGGCGCAGTGTTCTTCACCCCAGAAACCGGAGACATCGGACAAGAATTCTATGCGGCTGTCAGCTTGGACAGTGCTATGGAGCAAGGGGCCACACCTGACGGCGACACCATCCTGTGGTGGTTGAAACAAAGCCCTGAAGCACGAGCTGCAATCTGTATTGATGATACTTTGTCGATCAGCGATGCACTCTCTGAACTGAGCCATTTCATTAATCGGCACGCAGACAATACGAAATATTTAAAAGTCTGGGGTAACGGAGCCAACTTCGACAACGTAATTTTACGCGGAGCTTATGAGCGAGCAGGACAAATCTGCCCATGGGCGTACTGGAATGATCACGATGCGCGCACGATCGTTACGCTTGGGCGTTCCATCGGATTCGACCCAAAAATGGACATGCCTTTCGATGGCGAACGGCACAACGCCCTGGCTGATGCTCGTCATCAGGCAAAATATGTTTCCGCTATCTGGCAGAAATTAATTCCTGCCACCAGCACAGAATTATGATTTTCCCGGGTGCAGCCGGTTTTGATGGAGAAAATTATGAACACCTTGTTTTTACTGATGGCTGAATTCAATACCCCTAACATTGAACTCTCAGCAGTTAGCCAAAAGTACTTTGGCATGAGTCCAGCCACGGCAGAAGCAAAAGCAAACGCTTGTAAGTTGCCCGTTCCAACATATCGCATCGGCACATCACAAAAAGCAAAACGTTGCATCAATATTCAGGATCTTGCGGAATACATAGACAAAAGACGAGAAGAAGGACGTATCGAGTGGGAACAGGTCAGAACAAGCAAACAGAAGGGCAAAGAACATCACTAAAGAAAAAACCCGCCTAAAGGCGGGTTTTCAAAAAGCACCAGCTATGATCATGCTGCTTTGCGACGACGAAGCTTACCCTGCTGCTCTTTACCAGAGACAGTAGCGTGAGTGAACGCATTAGGAGCAGCCTTCATCAGAACTTCAACAGCAGCACCCATACCTGCGAATGCTTTCATTGTGTCGAACTTAACCTGTGGCTTGGTTGCTTTTTGATCTTTCATAGAAAACTCCCGAGACAGTAAAGGCGTCTCTAACCCTCTCTTTAAAGCTAGCTTGTTTCGCTAACTTATGCCAATCGATCATGTCGATTGGTGACATCGTTTCTTAGTAGTTTAAGCACAAAACGACTGCCATAGATGTACCTTTAAGGTAATCTGGACGGGTATCCTACAATTTGTAGACCCTTCTCGTCTATACCTACTGAGCAAATTTAAGAAAGATATCCTGCAGCTCATCAATGACTGCAGACATCACATAACCGCACTGTTCCATGCGGAAACCAAAAGACTCGTAATACTGCACCAGTTCTGGTACTGGCTCTACAATGTGGACAACTTTACATTCAACAGCTTTACAAAATATAAAAGCACTCATAAGAGTGAGTAAAACCATGCGCCCTTTCAATGGGTGAGATTCATCTTCTCTAGAAAACCTTTCGATCATATGGATACGAAAGATGTTTTCTTCAACCCCATAAACACAAATTGCTGCTCCTGATGGTATTCCCTGAACCCGACCTTGCTGAACAAGTTTTATGCAGAACTCATACTTTTCTCTGGAGTTGCCATAGGTGCTTAACGCATAGTCCCATTCAAGCTCACCATAGCCACCACACAGAATCTTGTAATCATCATCACTGAGCGGACCAACAGCAAGAGGTAAGCCGACATGATCAATAATCAACTGGATATTGTTACGTACAGATTGACCTATCTCGTCTAGGGTAAGCATCATAGACTCTCAAGCGGAACACTAAAAATCTTATTATATCTCATTCTGATGCCCGGCATGGATTACACCTTGAAATGAAAACACCGGGTTCCCAATAGGCTCCCGCAAAGTGTATAACTACTTGTTTTTCAAAAACGGTACATCCTATCGAGCATTGGTGCAACGCTAAACCGACCACTCCAGTGAACGTCAGTTTTTTCAGGCATTGCGCTGGTTTGGTTGATTTTTTGCATTTCAGAATTACCGTGCATTTTCAAATGTAGAGATTATTTTATCGATATATCATGGGGTTATGTTATTCAGCATCACTGTTCAGGAGGCTCAATAGCGGGGTACTATACCATAACAACAGGAAGCGCCTGTCTCATTGCAAAAGAAAATTGAGATCCTCTCAAGGCATGAAGCTCTCACGAAGTGATGGAAATAATCTTATTAGCCGTTAGCTTTGTTAAGGCCAATGATAAACAATCCAGGTTCGACGATAAATAAAAATCACACATTAAACTCCGGTGATATCTCTCCCTGCTAATAGCACTGATAGAGAAAAAAAGAACCCAATAAGCATTGGGTTCTTTTATGTAATGCCTTCCATACCATCGAAGAACTTCACATATTATTTCTCCGATTTAACCCCGAATAAATCATAAATTAATTTAGAAGTGTCTGTATATATTTTAATCTTTTCCTTTGAGTTTGGGTCAAACGACTTAGCAAAGTCAATTAATTTCGGTGCAGCATCTCGCATTTTGCTTAAAATATCAGGGGCGAGCTTTCCTTCATTCACCAGATGTGACATCTTATCCAGATAGCCATCAAAATTCATTTCTCCCCCATCTGCCAGACGCTTCATCTCTCCCAGGTACTTCTTCATATCACGTTGAGATAACTCTTCAAACTGAGCTGTCAGATAGTTCTCATTATCATCATTAATATTCACTTTTTCTGCTCCTGCTAAATCTGTGTAGGCACTAGAGTATGAAAGTGAAATCAACAGCGAAGCGAATAATTTTAAGCTGTTGTCATCATATTCCTGACATGCATTAACAAACGTTAAAAAACCAGAACCTATTGCTTGCAAATGTATATTCGCTAAAGGTTCATTATCTTTAGATTCCTCATAAAAAAGCTGAACCGTGGAGGGAAGGCCATTCTTGGTTTCTACATCAAAAGTATATCGTTCTATGGGCGTTGCATCTTTATTATCCTCAGGATTACATATACTATTAATCGCAAAATGAAAAATAGCCCGATCAACAACTGATGCAATAAATTCACGATCGTTTAATTCCTCATCAGTGCAATCTCCAATATACTTATTAACCCACTCTTTGAGATTAGTTATTTGCTCAATTAAAAACACATTTTTTTACGTGCATGCCATAAATTATGAGTGATTCTTTGAATAAACAAATCTATTTTTGCAATAATTATATCCCGATGACGCAGCGCTGAATAATCAATAGACTTACCATATATATTATTTAATTTATCTTTGATTGTACCTCTATTATCTAATTTATCGTTGGTTGCATCTATATTATCTAATTTATCTTTGGTTGCATCTTTATTATCGAATTGATTTGAATTGAGTGTTTTATTAAAGTATCCAGTTGCACCGGGTATTATCTTCAACATGATTCATCTACCTTTTTTGTCGTACCGTGTCCTCCTTATAAGTGTTTTGCCATCTGGTAACTATCAAAAATCGCTCATAATTTTCTGAACTACAGGTATGCGAACAACCCCAGTTAAATAAATAGCGAGTTAACTTGAAGCAATTTATTTAAAAATGAATTATTAATTATTATCGTGTTGATAATGGTACTACCAGGCAAAACAACACATTACGTACAAAACAGAAAATCAACATTACGGCAACAATAAGGGTTCTCGGTGTTTTTCCTGGAACATGGTAAAGTAAGGACATTCTTAACCCCCACTTTGAGGTGCCCGATGGAAAAGACCACAACGCAGGAGTTATTAGCGCAGGCTGAAAAAATCTGCGCGCAGCGTAATGTGCGCCTGACCCCACAGCGCCTGGAAGTGTTGCGCCTGATGAGTCTGCAGGATGGCGCTATCAGCGCTTATGATCTGCTTGATTTGCTGCGCGAAGCTGAACCGCAAGCCAAGCCGCCAACGGTTTATCGCGCGCTGGATTTTCTGCTTGAGCAAGGTTTTGTGCATAAGGTGGAATCCACCAACAGTTATGTGCTCTGCCATCTGTTCGACCAGCCCACCCATACGTCAGCTATGTTTATTTGCGATCGCTGCGGCGCGGTGAAAGAAGAATGTGCAGAAGGCGTGGAAGACATCATGCATACGCTGGCGGCAAAAATGGGGTTTGCCCTGCGGCATAATGTGATTGAAGCACATGGGCTCTGTGCGGCATGCGTGGAAGTGGAAGCGTGTCGTCATCCTGAACAGTGCCAGCATGATCACTCTGTGCAGGTGAAAAAGAAACCGCGTTAAGAGGGCGTACATCCTTGTACACGTCGGGCAGGAGGGATTAATTACCAGCGATATTCATTGCGGGTTTCCCAATCCACGACCTCTTTTTCTGCCTGATCTTTCTGATAACCATAACGTTCCTGGATTTTACCGACCAGTTGATCACGTTTACCTTCAATGATCGTCATATCATCATCGGTCAGTTTGCCCCATTGCTCTTTCACTTTACCTTTAAACTGTTTCCAGTT